AGTCGCCCATGCCTGACGAGATCGTCTTCGCCAATCTGTGCGCTGAAGGTTGGGACCGCGATGCGGTTGCCACCTGTTACCTACCGTGTCAAGCACCTTGTCAACAATAACTCCCCGCGCAAAAAGGAGACCAGTCTATGATGCCTGCACCGAAATTTCCCCAATATAAAACGCTAATATTTGAAACATGGCCGATCGAGCGTTGCATCGGCTACGCCCGGAACCCGCGCAAGAATGATCACGCCGTTGACAGGGTGGCTTCTGCGATCCGCGAATTCGGGTTTCGCGTGCCAATCGTCGCCAAGTCAGACGGCACGGTGGTAGACGGTCATCTGAGGCTCAAGGCCGCCGCCAATCTGGGGCTGACCGAGGTGCCGGTGATCCTGGCCGATGACCTGACCGACGCGCAGATCAAGGCGTTCCGCCTGAGCGTCAATAAAGTGTCAGAGTTTGCCGAATGGGATGTTGAACTTCTGAAGCTGGAATTTGCGGACCTGGACGCAGAGGGCTTTGACCTGACGCTGACCGGGTTTGACTTGAATGAGATAGCCGCGCTGACACTGGACGCGACTGAGGGCCTGACCGATCCCGACGCGGTGCCTGACGCGCCTGCCGTGCCCGTGACGGTTCTGGGCGACGTGTGGCTGCTGGGGCGGCATCGGCTGATGTGCGGTGACTCGACCAGCATTGACGCGGTGGAGCGGCTGATGGATGATGTGACGCCAAACGCTGTCATCACAGACCCACCTTATGGAATTGGCATTGACGGGCAAAAGAAGTCTGTGAGCGCAAACCCTAAACACAACCGCAAGTTTCATGAAAAAAGGGGATGGGACAACGAAAGGCCCAACGCTTCAATTTTTGCGTGGATCGTTGCATTAGGCGTCCCTTCGGTTATTTGGGGCGGTAATTACTTTGCTGACCTGTTGCCTGCAACTCGTGGGTGGATTTATTGGAGTAAAGGCCAAGACGGCTTAACCATGTCAGACGGTGAACTGGCATGGACGACCGAAGATAAGCCGCTGCGCAGCAAGACTGTAAATCGGGGCGCTTTGCGTGGATCAGTTCACCCGACACAAAAGCCTGCTGAGGTTATAGATTTCTCTGTGGACTTTTTGTCTGTGCCAATCAAGGGCGCGATATTGGACGTGTTTGCTGGTAGTGGGACGGTTTGCATCGTCTGTGAAAACACGGACAGGCGAGCGTTTATGATGGAACTCGACCCCAAATATTGCGACCTGATCATAACCCGCTGGCAGAACTTCACCGGCCAGACCGCCACCCTTGAGGCGACGGGCCAGCCGTTCAGGGCGTAGACCCTCAGCGCAATTCAAACAACTTGCCCGCGCGCAGGGCGTCAAGCTGGGCCTCGACCGATCCCATCGTGGCACGGACCTCGGGGTCCATGCTGGCGATGTCGTGCATCATGATCTTCTTTTGAAAATCAAAGATCGTGGCTTGCAGGTCGGCGTATTGCTCTTTGGTCATGGTGTGGCTCCTTGCCGGTGTGTCTCTCTGCATCCTTATTGCCGCCTGTTACCTACCGTGTCAAGCGCCTTGTCATCTATAATTACCTGCGCTATATTTAACGTATGGATGGAATGCCTAAAAAACCCTGTGGACGCAAACAGCACGCGCCGACCGATGCACAGCGCCAGCTTGTCCAGCTTCACGCGACGGTTGGCACGACCCAGGACATGATCGCCCGCGTGATAGGTATCGACAAAAAGACGTTGCGGCTGCACTACCGCGACGAGTTGGACCTATCTATGGCGAAAGCAAACGCCACAATCGGCGGCGCGCTGTTCAACAAAGCCAAAGGCGGCGACACGGCGTCCATGACATTCTGGCTCAAGACGCGCGCCCGGTGGCGCGAAACGTCCGACGTGAACCTGACCAGTGAGGACGGCAGCATGTCGCCAAAGCCCGCGCTGGACGTATCCCGCCTGTCACCTGAAGCTCTGGCGGAAATTGTGGCGCTTGGCGATGCAACTGACACCGATTGACATCATTGCCGCCGAAAGGGAACTGTGCCGCCGATCACTGGCATACTTTGCATGGCGCGCCTGGCACGTCCTGGAGCCGTCCACGCCGCTCAAATGGGGCTGGGCACTGGACGCTATCTGTGCGCACCTGGAAGCCGTCACGCGCGGCGACATCAACCGCCTGCTGATGAACGTGCCGCCCGGCACCATGAAGTCGCTGTTGACCGGCGTGATCTGGCCGAGTTGGGAATGGGGGCCTAAAGAATTGCCGCACACGAGGTTCCTTGGCACGGCGCACAAGCAAGACTTGGCCGTCCGGGATGCAATGAAGTGCCGCCGTCTGATCCAATCGGAATGGTATCAGACGCGGTGGCCGATGGTCCTGATGGCGGACAATAACGCCAAGCTGCGGTTTGAAAATGACAAGACAGGGTTCAGGGAAGCCATGGCCTTTGAAGGAATGACCGGATCGCGCGGCGATAGGGTTCTGATCGACGATCCGCACAGCGTTGCGGATGCCAACAGCGTCCAGAAACTTGCCACAGGCGTTGCGACATTCAGGGAAGCCCTGCCGTCCCGCGTCAACAATGAAGATTCCGCAATTGTAATCATTATGCAGCGATTGCACGAGTCTGACGTATCCGACGTGGCAATTGATTTGGGTTACACGCACCTGTGCCTGCCGATGCGGTTTGAATCGGATCGGCGATGCTCCACGCCGTTCTACACCGATCCGCGAACAATCGAAGGCGAACTGCTGTTTCCTGATCGGTTCCCAGAGGACCAAGTGGCGGACCTTGAAGAGACCATGGGCATCTACGCCAGCGCCGGTCAGCTTCAACAGCGCCCCGCACCGCGCGGCGGCGGCATGTTCAAGCGGTCAGACTTCCGCGTCATCCAAGCTGAGCCTGCAGGCTATCGGTGGGTGCGCGGCTGGGACTTGGCCGCAACTGACGATCCGTCGGCGGCCCGGACTGCTGGCGTAAAGATGGGAATCGGCCCAGACAACCGATTGTGCATCGCCCACGTCGTCAAAGATCAGGTAAACGCGGCTGGTGTGGAGCGGCTGCTGGGCAGCACCGCGGCGGCCGATGGGCGGGCGGTGCGTGGCTCAATCCCGCAGGATCCCGGCTCTGCAGGTAAATCATGGGCTTTGCATCTTCTCAAATCGTCGCTGATGGGTTACAGTTACACAGCTAGCCCTGAAACGGGCGACAAAGAAACGCGTGCAATGCCCCTGGCGGCACAGGTTGAGGCCGGTAACGTGGACATTGTGGCAGGCGATTGGAATGGTGAATTCTTGGACGAAGCTGCGACGTTCCCGATGGGTAAGTTCAAAGACCAAATTGATGCCGCGACACGCGCGTTTGATATGATCGTGGCACCTCGCGCATCAGCCGGTGTATTCCTGCGAAAGAAAAACCGATGAACCTGATTAACGCAGCCCGTCGCATCAGCGCAATGTTTCCAGGGTATTTTCAGAACGCCAAACACGACCATAATAAAGATTTTGGCTATCCCGATCATGTTGATTTTGACGCAGCTTATCAGCGATATTTGCGTAACGGCATAGCGTTCGCTGGCGTTGAAAAGACAATTCTCAAAACGTGGCAAGATAACCCTGAGCTTTGGGAAAACAAGGACGCCAAAGAAACATACGCCGAGAGTGAAATCCGGCAGAAGTTTGACGATTTGCGTCTGTGGCAGAAGTTGGCCGAGGCAGACCGCCGCTCGATGGTCGGCGGTTATTCCGGTCTGATCCTGCGCTATGCCGACGATAAACGGTTTCTTGAGCCGGTTGATACGGTGCCCGGCGGGCTTGATGGGCTGGTCGATATTATCCCTGCGTGGGCCGGTCAGCTCACAGTGTCATCATGGGACACGGACGAAAGGTCACCGACCTACGGCGAGCCAACGATGTTTGGGTTTAACGAATCTGCCGTAGGTGACAACGATGACCGCCAAGCCAAAAACCGCAGCTTTGAAGTGCATCCTGATCGCGTGTTGATCTGGTCAAAAGACGGAACAGTCCATAATCGCTCCATACTTGAACCGGGATTCAATAACCTGATCGACATGGAAAAGATCAGCGGCGCGGGCGGTGAGGGCTTTTGGAAAAATGCCAAGAGTGCGCCAGTCATGGAAACCGACGCGGATGTATCAATCGCAGACATGGCAAAAGGTATGGGCGTCGGCGTTGACGAAATGGCCGACAAAATGAACGAACAGGTTGAGGACTTCAACAAAGGCTTTGACGCAATGTTGATGTTGCAGGGCATGAAGGCCAAGACGTTGGGCGTTACCCTGCCGCAACCTGAAGAATTTTTTAATGTGGCGTTGCAGGGCTTTGCAGCGTCTATCAGTATTCCGCTCAAGGTTCTGGTCGGTCGCAATCGGGCGAGCGTGCCAGCACTGAAGATGCCGACGAATGGTCTCGGACCAACATGGCACGGCGGACCAATACAGCACGTCCCACAATCATGGAGTTGGTCAAAAAACTTGAGACCGTTCGTGTCTTGCCTGAACAGGATTGGCACCTTTATTGGTCGGACCTGACCGAGGCCAGCGTGGGCTTGAAATAGATCGCGCCGACAAAATGGCAGCAATTAACCAGAAGTTGCTAGACGAAGTGTATACAGTTGACGAAATTCGTGAAACAACTGGCCACGGCCCGATTGACGAAATAGGAGACCAGTGATGAGCAAGCACGTTCGCGTCAATATCCGCACAATCGCCAACATGGCCAGTATCCGCAAAGAGCGGCGCAACGGACGTGACAAAATCGTCGTGCCGTCTGCAACGCTGCCTGACGGCATTGTGATGAACGGTATCAGCTACCCCGCTGAGGAAATCGAAAAAGGGTTTATGTCGCTGAACAACACTTACGCGCCGTTAGGACATCCTACAGTCAATGGCATGTTTGTGAGCGCATCGGATCCCGAGGGCATCAATATCGGCTGGATTGGCGCGCATAACGAAAACGTGCGACGTGAGAATGGTCGCGTGCTGCTTGATAAAGTTATTGATGTGGCCCGAGCGAACGAAAGCGTTGGGGGTCGGTCGGTTTTGGAAGCTGTTGAAAAAGGCACGCCAATTCATACCAGCACAGGGTTGTTTTGCGATCTTGAGGCGTCTGTCGGCACAGACCATGGGTTTATCGCCCGTAACATGGATTTTGATCACGACGCGATTCTGCTGGGTGAGGATGGCGCAGCCACACCTGAACAGGGCGTCGGCATGATGGTCAACGCCAAGGGTGAAGAGTCCAAGATTGATGTTATCAATTCCGTGTTCGACCAAGTCGATCAGGAACTAGACTTGGGCAGCCGACATGGCGCTCAGGGAAGCCGAAAGGCTCGAACGCGTGCCAGTAATGGATCGCATTAAGTCCGCAATACTGGACGCCGTTCGCGGCGCCGGGCGGGAACCCTCTGCAAACACAGGAGAAGCAGATATGACTGATAAAGCTCAGTTCGACGCGCTTTCCGCGAAGGTTGATGCCCTCACGGAATCGCAGAATGGCATCGGCGAAACAATTGCCAATGCCGTCACAGCCGCAATGAAGCCGCTGACCGACAATCTGGCAGAAATGCAGGCCAACCAGACGGCAAAAGACAAGGCCGAGTTGGATGGTTATGTGGCGAAAATCGTCAAAGCAAACATTCTTGACGCCGAGTCGGCTGCGGAATTGACGCTCAATGCCGCCCGTAAGCTGGCGGCCAACGCCAAGCCCGGAACGGCTGCTGCCCTTAATGGGGCATTTGGCGGCACTGGTCCTGCCGACGAATTCGCAGGTTATGATCTCAACGCCGTCATGGATGGCACAGACAAAAAGGCGGTGAACTAAGATGGCCGGTAACACCATTTTCCGAGGGCCGATCACGCATCAGCCCATTTCGGTCAGCAAGCCCGTCGCAGGTGCTTACATGCCCGGCACGTTTGTCGAAGAAACCGCAACAGATCTTGTCCAGATCACCACGTCACTGGGCAAGTTGCCGTTGATCCTGTCCACTTTGGACTTCAAGGACCAGACGGTCACGACAGCATATGCCGACGAGGATACGGGCATTGCCTTTGCCCTTGTCCCTGGCCTGGTGGTACAGGCGGAGCCTTGCCGCCGCGACATATGCATTGAATGATCCGCTCAAGATTGCAGCGTCTGGTCGATTGGCCGCTGCAACAACCGCCGGTGATATCGTCATCGCGTTCTTTAGCGATACGCCTGG